AAAGAGTTGACTATGATTTAACCGTTTTAGGTATTGGATGTACGAAACATGAATTTTTAGCAGGCGCAGGAGTTGAAATTAAATATGTAGACCCTGCAAACATTGTATATAGCTATACAGAAGACCCACATTTTAAGGATTGTTTTTATTGGGGCGAGATTAAGACGTTACCAATTACTGAGTTGATGAAGATTGATCAGTCTTTAACTAAACAAGATTTAGAAGAAATATCAGAGTATTCTCAAAGCTGGTATGATTATTACAATGTTGCTCAGTTTCAAGAAAATGACATATTTTATAAAGACACCGTTACTTTAATGTACTTTAATTATAAGACTACTAAAAAGGTGGTTTATAAGAAAAAAATACTAGAAAATGGTGGAGTAAAAGTGATAGAAAAAGATGACCAATTTAATCCTCCAGTAGAAATGATGGAGGAGGGTAGGTTTGAAAAAATAGAAAAAACCATTGATGTTTGGTACGAGGGTATTATGGTTATGGGTACGAATATTATTTTAAAGTGGGAGCTTGCTGAAAATATGGTTAGACCTAAGTCAGCTCAACAGCACGCATTACCAAACTATGTAGCGGTTGCACCAAGGATGTATAAAGGCGTTATCGAATCACTAACTAGGCGCATGATACCTTTTGCTGACTTAATACAAGTTACACACTTAAAACTACAGCAGGTTATCTCTAGAGTTGTGCCTGATGGTGTATATATTGATGCTGATGGATTAAACGAAGTAGACTTAGGAACAGGGAATGCTTATAATCCAGAAGATGCATTAAGGTTGTACTTCCAAACAGGTTCTGTTATAGGTAGGAGTTATACGCAAGATGGAGACTACAACCAAGGAAAAGTTCCAATCAAAGAGTTACAATCTAGTTCAGGTGCAAGTAAAACACAAATGTTAATTGCAAACTACAACCACTACTTAGGAATGATAAGACAGGTTACAGGATTAAATGAGGCTAGAGATGCATCTACTCCTGATCCAAATTCTCTTGTTGGATTGCAAAAGTTAGCAGCACTAAACTCTAATGTTGCGACTAGGCATATCCTTGAAGGCTCTTTGTATATATATAGAAGTTTAGCTGAAGCAATTACTTATAGAGTTGCTGATATATTACAATATGCAGACTTTAAAGATGATTTTGCTAACGCTATAGGAAAATACAATATTAGTATTCTTAATCAAATAAAAGACTTGTATATTTATGACTTTGGTATTTTTATTGAAATAGCTCCAGACGAAGAACAAAAGGCACAACTAGAAGCTAATATACAAATAGCTCTGTCTAAGGGTGATATAAATTTAGAAGATGCAATTGATATACGAGAAATTAAAAACATTAAGCTTGCCAATCAATTACTTAAAGTAAAACGTAAGGCATTACAAGATCAGCAGCAACAACAAGCAATGCAAGCTCAAGCAATGCAGGCTCAACAGGCATTAAAGTCGCAGGATATGAAAGCACAACTTATTATGCAGCAGCAGCAGGCTGAAATACAGGGTAAAATGCAGTTGAAACAGGCTGAAATTGCTTTTGAAATAGAAAAGCAAAACAATGAAGCTAATCTTAAAAGTAAATTAATGGCTGAGGAGTTTAAATACAACCTACAGTTAAGAGGTATAGAGTCTGAAGCACTAAGTCAAAGAGAAAGTCAAAGAGAAAATGCTAAAGCTAAAAGAATTAGCCAAGCAAACACAGAACAATCAAAATTAATACAACAAAGAAAAAATAATTTACCTCCAGTAAATTTTGAGTCTTTTGAGTCTAATGAAGATAGCCTTGATGGATTTGATTTAGCTGAGTTTAACCCTAGGTAGTGTAAAAAAACCGTATTATTTTTTTCTTATATTTGTAACAATTAAATTTAATCATATGGAATTTACAGTAAAAGAAGTAAAAGTAGGAGAAGAAAAGTCTGTACAACAGGTAGAACAAGAGCTTTTAGATAAGCATGAAGAAGGTCTTAAAGATGATACTCCAAAAGCGACAGATGAACCAAAAGCAACAGATGAACCTACTGAATTAAATGAGAAAGACGTTCTTTCATATATTGGTAAAAGATATAATAAAGAAATTAATTCATTTGATGAGTTAATGAGTGAGCGAGAAACTCAGGAAGAATTACCTGAAGATGTCGCTGCTTACTTTAAATATAAAAAAGATACAGGGAGAGGAATCAAAGATTTTGTAGAACTACAAAAAGATTTTGATGAAGCGAACCCTGATTCTTTACTTAAAGATTATTTGCGTGCTACGGAAGATGGTCTTGATGAAGAGGATATAGAAACCTTGATGGATGACTATTCTTTTGATAAAGACTTAGATGAAGAAGCAGTTATAAAGAAAATTAAGTTAAAGAAGAAAAAAGCTATTGCTAAGGCAAAAGATTATTTTAAAGGAATGCAAGAAAAGTACAAGCATCCACTTGAGTCAAGTGAAACGCAGGCTTCAAATGTATCTGATAAAGAAATGGAAGGCTATAAGCAATACATCGCAAATGCGAAGTCTTATGAAGAAGAGACTGCTAGAAAGAAAGAGCTTTACGACTCCAAGACGTTAGAAGTATTTACACCTGAGTTCAAAGGTTTTGAATTTAATATAGGTGAAGAAACAATAACATTTTCTCCAAGCAGTACTGATGAGTTAAAAAAGAATGCATTAAATCCAGGTAGTTGGGCAGCCAAGTATTTAGATGACGATGGTCTTTTAAAAGATTCAAAAGGGTTTCATAGGAGTATAGCAATTGCACAGAATCCTGAAAAATTTGCTAAGTTCTTTTATGAGCAAGGTAAAGCTAATGCCACAGAAGATGTGATGCGTAAGACAAAAAATATTAATATGTCTGATCGTAGAGCACCAGAAGTGACAAGCAAAGGAGGAACACAATTTAAGTCTTTAAACACAGAGAGTGGAAGAGGACTTAAAATTAGAAGTATAAAAAGAAAATAATTAATTTAAAAAAATAAAAATTATGGCAGGATCAGTCCAAGCTACGCCAGGTTTTGATTTGCAACCAAGTTCGCATCAAACACCTTTGGCTTCGAATTACATTACTGACTTCAACTTTTTGAATCAGTATTTACCAGATACTTACGAAAAAGAATTCGAAAGATATGGTAACAGAACAATCTCCTCATTCATTAGAATGGTAGGAGCAGAAATGCCTTCTAACTCAGACCTTATCAAATGGGCAGAGCAAGGAAGATTACACACCAAGTACGTTGATTGTGGTACTGCAGCAGTAGTAGCAGGTGGAGAAGCAGTTTTCCAAGTAAATGACGTTCTTAACCCTGCAGGTTCAACTGTACAAACAGGTTCTGGTGCAACAGTTCAGATTGCAATTAGAGTTGGTCAAACAGTTGTTGTTGTAAACAACGATGGATCAGGGGAGTTCAAAGCTATTGTAATAGCAGTTGACCTTGCAAACAACCAATTCACTGTTGCATTCTACGATGCAGGTGGTTATACAGGTGGTTCAGGATTAGGAAATGCTGATGCAAGTATTTTCATATATGGTTCTGAATTTAAGAAAGGAACAAATGGAATGCAAGGTTCATTAGAAGCTGACGATTTCATCTTCGAAAACTCTCCAATTATCATCAAAGATAAGTATGCAGTATCAGGTTCTGATATGGCTCAAATCGGATGGATTGAGGTTACTACTGAAAATGGAGCAACAGGTTACTTATGGTACTTGAAGTCTGAGCACGAAACTCGTTTACGTTACGATGACTATTTAGAAACTGCAATGATTGAAGCAGTTCCTGCTGAAGCAGGTTCTGGTGTTGTAACACAAACTACATCTGACCAAGTTGGAGACAAAGGGTCTGAAGGTGTATTTTATGTAGTACAACAAAGAGGTAATGTATGGGCAGGTGGAAACCCTAATGCTTTAGCAGACTTTGACGCAATCATTTCACGTTTAGACAAGCAAGGTGCTATTGAAGAGAATGTAATTTTCTTGAACAGAGACTTTGGATTTGACATCGATGATATGTTAGCAGCTCAAAACTCTTATGGAGCAGGTGGAACTTCTTATGGTCTTTTTGACAATGATGAGGAGATGGCACTTAACTTAGGATTTACAGGATTCCGTAGAGGTTATGACTTTTACAAGTCTGACTGGAAATACTTAAACGACCCAACAATGCGTGGGGGAGTTGATGGTACAGGAAGCATCAACGGATTGTTAGTACCTGCAGGTTCTACAACTGTTTATGACCAAATCCTTGGAAAGAACGCTAAGAGACCATTCTTACATGTTCGATACAGAGCTTCTGAAACTGAAGACAGACGTTACAAAACTTGGATCACTGGTTCAGCAGGAGGTGCAAGAACATCTGACTTAGATGCGATGGAAGTAAACTTCTTGAGTGAAAGAGCAGTTTGTACTTTA